CTCATTGGGTTTCGTGCCCACATTGAAGGGTCACCTAGACTCATAAATATTTCCTCATCTCCAGTCATATTCATTATTTCTTGTCCCCACTCTGAAGGGTGCTTTTCTGTTCCATATAGCTCCCTATAGCAGAATACTCTGTTGTCTGGTGTTACCTCTATCCATATACACGCAAATGGTGCACTAAAACCCCAGTCAATACCGATGTACTTTTTATTAAAGCTCTGACCATATCCGAACTTCTTAGCTACATCCTCTGGTATGACGTGCATCTTAGGGTTCCATTCAGTAAAATACTGACCAGCAAATATATCCCAGTCTCCATGTCTCCACGCTGAGCGTAATGGCTCTGGTAGATTCTCTAGGAAATCAACGTAATCTGGGTCATTTTCCATGAGAGTAGGGTTATTGTCTACCGTCGCTGGTATATACATTCTATACCTTGAATTACCCTCTTTAAACGCCACCTTAGGCTTATGACCTTGTATGAAGCGTCTCTTTACCCATTGATGACCTTTACCACCTGGATTTGCTGTACAGAACACCTTAGGCTCTAGTCCCTTTATTGTGCTTCTACAACTTGATATCAATTTCAAATAGCTTTCTTCTGATGGTATCTGGGTGAGCTCCTCTATTAATATTCTCTGGTACTCATGTCCCTGATACTTTGTGTAGGCACTCTCATCTTTTAAATGCCCACATCTTATTATTGCTCCAGAGGGAAACTTTATTGTTGCTGGTTTCCCAGTTACCTTTGCATGAGGGTACATCTTATGTGCTCTATCTACCCAGTCTGCAAGGTCATCAGCATTTCTTCTAATTACTAGCATTCTAGCATCTGGATTGTCTGTAGCTCTTAACAGCCACGCCATTCCACAATCTGTCTTACCTCCACCTCTTGCACCACCATACAAGCACTCATATACATCTCCGACTTGTAAGGCAAATGTCTGGGCACCTTCATGAGGTTTCCAGATTACATCTGTCATTTTTTCTTTCTTAGCTTAACCTTAGGAAATCCCTTCTTCATATTTGCATACGCCTTCTTAGAGATTGTAGACTTACTCTTAGGTCTACTTATTCCTAGCTTTTTACGTCTGTTTATGTTCTCATATAAAGACATCTTTACTCCTTCGGTGATGGTTCTTCTTTAGGTAATACAACAAAGCCAGTAACTGAATCTGACTCTATTGATATATCCTGTGCCTTTAGTGTCGGTATAATCTTATCTACTACGACCTTTGCACAGCTTGTTGCATCCTTATGCTCATCCTCTGAGCCTAGTGTTGATGCTATTTGTATTACCTTGTTTAAAATATCTAATGCCTTTGGATTGCTTCTAAACTGTTCAGCTGTAGACTTCCCCTTCTTAGGTCTGCCATTAGGATTAGCAGTATGACCCTTCATTAGTCTACCCTTGGCATCTCTGCCATCATTCCTTACTTCTTCTGGCTTGTAGTCTGGTGCTTCTTCTGTATAGTTTGGCATATCCATTCCTTCTTAAAATATTGTCTTATCTTCTTTGCTATAGGTTCACTAGTCTCACTATAGTGGTAGTTACCCTTATAACTTGTATTGTCCTTTGAGGGCTTTCTTGACCTTATTTGCATACTTTTTTCCATTAACCTTAGCTCCCTCTATCATTCCATTTTTAAAGCCTATTTCATACGCACTTCCACACGCATTCTCTATTATCATGTTAGTCCTCTTATATCCTCGTAGGATTTTAATAAGGTACTTATCTAGCCTTGATGCTGTCACTAGTAACCTTTCTTTACTTTATATTTTTTTAATTTATCTACTCTACGCAATTCTTCACTAGTAGCATACTTTCTTGTTGAAAGTCTCTTTGAATCTTTCTTTGCAAGATTTCTTTTTCTTCCTTCTATCTCCATTTTTCTTCCAGCTTTAATGATTGGAGCTTTGGGTGGCTTTGTAGGGTCTACACCCTCCTTAGCTACATACTTCTTTCTTGGCACTATTTTACCAGATTTAGGGTCATATTTCATTGCATCTTTTCTAATTTTACTCAAATTGACTCTTTCATTATTAGCCTTCTTATTATCTTGCTCTGCCTTACGTCTTTTTCTTATAAGCTCCTTTGTCCTTTGTTGATTAGCAGATGGCTTTACTATATTCTTTTTTAATCTCTCTAAATCTTCTTCTTTTGATGGGTTGTATTCCTCACCTCTTTTCTTAATAACTTTTATCTTTCCCTCTCTAAATAAGGCACCAGAATCTACTTCATAAGCTCTCTCAAATTTATCTTGCTTATCTTTCTCAATCATGTAATCTGGTTTAAACTTTACTCTACCCTTCTTAACTTCAAATCCTTTAACCTTACCACGCTTTTTTCTTAGTTTCATATTAATCCTTTATGCTTGTTTTTCTACTAGTTATTACAAGGTTTACAAGTAATGTAGTACCCCATGCAATGCTATCGATTATTCGTTGCTTTAGCTTGTATTTCATGCTAGTTAAGTGGCTTAAAATCATCATCATCTGGGTTGGTGTTTGCTTTGTCTTGTAATGGTTCTATGTTAGTGTAGTTGTTTAGTGTTTCTTCATAGGCAGAAAAGTCATATATGGGGTTCACTTCTGTGTCGATAGAAGGCTCCTCTTCGGTCTGGACTGGTGCTGTGAATTTCTGTACCATATTATCAGCCATTTTGTTACCCATATAAATAGAGAGCGTGGACAAGCCATAGCCAGTACCAACGCCCAGTGCAAATAAACATACTTCTATCATACGCATAGTATAATACAAAAAAGTGATACAAATCACCTTATTTAAAAGTAAGTAAATAAACTTTTTTTATAAGGAGGATTAAAGAAAATTCTTTTTTTTTCTTGCATAATTTCCTGGAAGTCCTTAACTTAGTGTAGCGTTCAAATAAATAAACTAACAAAGTTTAACAAACAAAAGGAGTAGCAATGAAAAAGAAATTAAATAAACAAGCAGATTGTAAAACTTGTGATGGAAAAGGATATAAATTCTTCACAGATGCAGAATTGAGTAAATGGGTATCAATGGGTGGGGATTATTTCAATATTTCCCATAAATGTCCAGACTGCGATAATGACTCGTATGATTGTGGGGGGGTATTTCCAAGAATATAATCCACTGATGAGGGGAGTCCTAAATGGGCTCCCTAGAAACCCTAGGGTCTGGAAATAATTAACAAAAGGAGTAGCAATGAAAGACAATGATAAACTAACAATAAAATTAACAAGAGAAGGTTTAAGTGAAATTAGTGAGCTAATTCAAAGCTGTAAGTATTTAAGATTATTATTGGATGGCAGTTCACATTTCACAGAAAATTGTGAATGGACTTTTGATGATATCAGCAATAGACAATTATATCTTTTACATCTTCCAGTTAATGATTTAGAAGTTTTAAAATTTCTATTCAATGCAGAGCTTAAACATAATTTTGCATGGGAGTGGAGAAAGAGTTTGTCTGCTAGAGACATTAGAATAAAAATGCTTAAAAGAATTATAAAAGCAATTACAAAATACAAAGGGGGTAGCAAATGAAACTTAAAGACTATGCACAGGACTGGTTACTAGATGGTGGGTATGAGCTTGGTTATACTATGGAGTTCTTACCAGAGATGGAACATATGAGTTGGATAATAAGAGATAGGTTCAAAGCTGAGCACTATAGAGACTACACATTAAGAGAGTGCCACATTGAATTTATCAAACTAACAAGGGGGTCAAAATAATGACTAAGAACGTAAATGTAATGATGGATGTAGAACTTAAAAAAGCTCTTGATAAAGATGCTAAAAAGAACCATCGTAGTGTAGGTAAGCACATTAACTTTATAATACATAATTACTTAAAAGGAGTGGCATAATGGAAAATAAAACTAAATTCAACATTCATAACTTTGATGGTGAAAACCTTAATGACTTAGTTGGAGAAGGTCATAATAAATTGTACCCACCTGAAGAAAATGTGATAGCCAGAAAATCTGTTGAGTATAAGTGTGGTATGGTAGAATATAAAGACCAACACACAGAGGTAGAGGCTAGAATGAGTGATTGTGGTAGGTATGTAGAGATAATTCAATGTCATCCTCATAGCTGTATAGCAAGTAATATAACGCTAACAACAGATGATTTGAAAAACATCTTAAAGGCATCTTATTTAGCTCAAAAACAAATCAGAACAAAAAAAGGAGTGGCATAATGGAACTATTAGCAATTGAAAAAAAACGCAACGACATAATTCTTGAAGAACAATCTGGCTGTTTTATCATTAGAGAATTGGTTGATGGGTCGTGTACAAATGCAATCTTTCTTTCACAAAATGACATGGATGAAATTTGCAAAAAATTTTTTAAACATAAAAAAGGAGTGGCATAATGAAATACGCAATACAAGTTCTACAAAAACAAGCTGGTGGTGGATACGTTGAATACATGACCCTACAACCTATGCAAAACTATAACCTAGAGCAGATAACTGCATTTAAAAATGGATATGAACAAGGTATAAATCATGATGACTCTGAGGCTTATAAGATTAGCATAATCTTAGTGGAAGGAGATAAATAATGGCTTTAACTATACTTCCTGCTTTTGAAAGATGCTTTGATTGTGAAGAGCTTAAGGATGATGTTGAGTGGTATACTATACTTGAAACTGAGGATGATGGTTTTGATTTACCTCTATGTGTTAAGTGTATAGATGCACGAGAATAACTAGGTTCACAAATCAGCAATAGAAAAGGGGGCTTCGGCTCCCTTTTTTACATATACTCCAAAGCCTTCTCAATCGGATAATCCTCAAAGTGTTCTGGTCTTAATATCTTTCTGTACTTCACATCAATCTGCTTTACATGGAAGAACGCAATCTTATAAAGTCTGGGCTGAACAAACGCAAATATATCACAATCAAAATCATTGTAATTCTCATAGTAGTGGAAGACTTTATTGTTCTTTGTAATCCTACTACGTCTGTTAATGCTATAGCAGTACCCAGCATCATATCCCTTCTTCTCATGGTTCTTATAGGTACTGGTCTTTACTTGCACCTTAATAAGTTTTCCATCGTGTTCCATCGCTACATCGTAGGGTCTACGATTTGGAACTATCATTGCTGAGTAGTTGTGCAAGTTCAAATAAAAGACACAGAATAGCTCTCCTACATATCCCTTATCACTGGCTGATAGTTTTGTCACTATACAATGCCTTCTCTGCAGTTTCTTTGCTTACGCTCCAGAATGACATAACGTACTCTAGCTTCTGCGTGTAGTTCATCTCTGTAGCCTTTAAACCGACCCAACAAGCCCTTATCTCTAGGTCTCTTAGGGTAGCGTCTAATGAATCAATTATCCTATCTTTATTGGTTAGTCTGGTTTTCACTTAGTAACTCCTTATATGCTAAGGTTAGTTCCTCATACAACTCCTCTAATTCTATTGTAGTATACTTCTTAGTCTCTTTGTATCTAAAGCGTAGGTTCTCAAACCTATCTTTAGAAAATGTATCTACATACCATTTAAAATAATCGTAGTTATCTTTAGAATGCTTAAAGTTACAGCCCCAGCACTGAGTATGACAATTACCATCCTTAGATATGTCCCACCTCGTTGAGTACGACCTTCTGGAGAAGACGTGCCCATTAGTGAGGTTTTCAGTGGTCTGGCATTGGACGCACTTTGCATCACGCTCTCTAATATATTTGGATGTAACATCATCCAGTCTTTTTACTACTCTCTGCCTAGCTGTTTTCTTTGCCAATATTTTATCCTTGCTTTTCTTTTAAAGTAGTTATCTGCTTTAGCCTTTAAGTATGGTCTATAAATATTATTTACATCTGCGTAAAAATCATCTGGCTCCCATTGAAGTAGAATGTAAGTACCTCTGGGGTCAATTCTGGGGTTATTAAAATTATATAGTTCGTGTGATGCGTGTAGTGTGAAAATCAGTGGGGCGTATATGGATAACATTGTTATCATGGAGTCAAGAGGAAGGTTTGCACCAAATTATAACAAGCTCCTGTTAACAATTTGCCCTTCCTCGATTCTCCTTTTCGACTTGAAAGCATCTCTGCTTCCCTATAATTCTGGCAGTGGTCTTTTATTTCTACTTCCATGCTCTCTCTTTGCACATTTTTGGCATATTTTTATTGGCTCTGGGTCACCCCAAAACATATACTCGTAAACTGGCTTACCAAGCGTGTAGGTTTTACACATCTTGCAAGTCAAAGGCTGGTTCTTTAGTCTTCTTGTTACTCTTGACATTTCTTTTTGATGGTGATTGCTTACTTACATCTGATACATACTCCTCACCTACCATATATGCTACTGCCCAGCCATTAGGTGTTGAGTTATATTTATTTCTCCAGTATTGTATAAGCTTCCATGTTTTAGTGTTCACAAAATTCCCATAGATGTGTGAATATTATTGGAGCTCCCTTACCCCTGGATGTTTCTATAAACGTAGCCCATAAAAAATCAAAGTCCTCGTCTTCTATGCCATCTACGTTTAAAATGCTAATACATTCTTTCTGACTATATACTGCAACAAGGTCTCCATCAGCGTCATTTGCTACGCCTAGGATTGCTTGGTCAAAAGCATCATCCAGAAATATCGCTTCTGGATTTATCGTTGATATCGCTTGTCTGTTCATTAATCTTCTCCAACTCTTCTTTAGTTTGTTCTGCTAGTTTCGGATTATATGACAGAAGTATGTTTAATGTTTGCTCCCATAATATAGACATTTCACTTATCTTTTTCAAGAGCTGTTTATTTTGCTCCATTATTTTAGAGTGTGCTTTTTCTAGTTCTTCTCTCTGTACATACACAACTTTACCTCTCGTGGTTGTCCCTGTCCACATTAAAATGGTACAGGGTTTGACTCTTGGTTCATGTCTACCTCATTAGCAACAAGGTCTACAAGCTGTTCATTTAGTTCTTTAGGAATCCACACCATATCATACCACTTCTCGTTTCCTTCTTTGTCAGTACCTTTCTGGCTAGGTGCACCAACAAATAAACCATTAGCTCCTTCTATCAGCTTAAAGTTCTTCATTTCAAAACCCTCGTTTGTTACGATAGTCATGAAACCCTTTACCTTGCCACCATTATCTAGTTTTCTAAAGTCTTTAATTGTCATTTTATTTACCCCACTTATTTTGACGCAATACCATCAGCATATTAGCGTAGTTCATTATATCAAGAGCTGTGTCTTCTATTGATTCTGTTACAGCAGATGTATCTTCCATGTTTTTCTTATACAGGTTTATTAATCTGCTAATTTTGTCATTCATTCTTATGACTACACCCAACTGGGCTAACCTATTGTTTTGCGAACGCTCGGATGAGGAGGAGTTTAGGTCAAGCCCAAGTCGGATATTAGAGTCACCGTAGTCTGACTGTTTTCTCGCCCAAAGGTCGTATGCTCTATCAAAGTTATTCATTAAGGCATCTGTACACTCTGGATATATCTCTTCAATTCTTTTTATTATATCCATGCTGACCTCACTAACATTACTAACCCAATAGTTCCTGCCACTAGCATTCCTATCATTATTATTAACTCTAATTCATCTCTGTATTTCATGCTACTCCTTTCAGTTTATCTAAGGGTACCAGTACGAGCTGTGATTTATTATTATCACCACCCATAACTACCTTAGCTTCTTTTTTGTCTACTAGCTCCCTAACTATTCTTTTTAGTTCTTCTATAGGGAATATTAATATCATTTTAATTTCATTCTTGTGCGATAAAACATGACACCAGTGGTCTGCTTTAGTTACAGATAATCCAGATAGCTTTCCATTACATCTAATCTCTATAGCTATGTTACCTGTATCTCTCCACTTATCTATTTCTGCTTTAACTTCTATCTTGGATATGGTTAATATCTGAGCAAGAGAGTCTTCATACTTCTCTCCTAAGCTTAAATCAATATCAAACTTACTTGTAAGTGGTCGCATAGCATCACCTAGTTTAACCATTGGCATGAGCTCTTGCTTCCTCTATTGATTGAAAGTCTGTATTGTTCATTTGATTGTATAGCCTTAATCTTTTTTGGTCTTCTAGTGGATTTGACTTTACTTCCTCTACCTCGTTCATTATCTCATCTTCCCATGAACTATTGTACAGGTAAGTGTATGGATTCTTTCTGTACTGCTTATCAGTAGCTTTTACATAACGCTTGGTGTGGTTCATAATATCATCCACTAGAGACTGGTCAAGTTTCTTAGTCCAGAACTTAAGAGCCTTGTCCTTGCCAACTTTTTTGTCATATAATTTCCACCAATCAATAAAACTTTTATATATTTTATTATTATCTATATTAGTATCTATATTAATAGTATCGGGAGACCCTACACTTTTAGGCGACCCCCCCTCAACTTTTACGACATCCCCCCTACACTTTTTGGCGAGAGTTATACTTCTGTCTGTATTGTTTGTTATTTCTACTTCAATTAATCCCATACTTTTTAACTGGTTTATTGTCTTTGATACACTATTTATAGATGTAGATAATAGTCTTGCAAAGTATTTGTTGGTTGCAAAACACCCCTTATCGTTATCTAAATTAGTGATTTTAGCTAGTATAAGCTTCTGCATATAGGTAAGGTTATCATCCCTTAAAATACTGCCTGGTATTACTATATAATCGTTCATCGCTACTCCTTTATAAAGCTAAATATATGTTCTATGATTGGTAGTGTCCACCCATCACCCAACAAACTACCTGTATCTCTATATGACAATGTATCACACCAATTATCAGGGAAGCCTTGTAACCTACACATTTCTATTTTATTAACCAACCTTAAGCACTCTTCTTCTTTAATAATTGTAACCATACCACTTGGTCTTTTAATTATAAATTTTTCAAAATTTTTTAAATATTTATCATCTTTAGTAGTATAGGCATTTATATAATGCTCCATCAAGCAAGTATGTTTTTCTCTATCTGTATTTCCACTTATCAAAATATCTTTTAATAATATTTTTTTATCTTTGGGTTGTGGAATATCTGTTACAACATCTCCAAAAAACCCATCTTTTTTTGTTTTTATATTTGTCCAATAATATCTATCTCTTAATTGTGCAGTCACTAATTTAGAGTTAATTCTAACTGGATATACGCCTAATGCTCTTGACATAATTCCTACATCTTTTTTAGGTGCAGAGCCTACATTTTCTTGCAAAAATAGGACTTTCGGATTTAATTCTTTAATATGATTTAGAATATCTACAAACACCCAAAACAAACTACTACGATTACCATCTAAACCCTTCTGATGTTTGTGACTTATTTTTCCCATCTGTGACAAATCTTGACAAGGACTACCACTAAGTACCATATCTATTGATTCCCAATCAATATCCCATTCTTTCCATTTAGTTACATCTCCTAATTGTATTGTATCAGGATAATGGTGTTGTGTTAATTTTATAGCTGCAGGTTTTATTTCAGATGAATAATATTTACCTACTTTAATTCCTACATTATCTAAAGCTGTATGCCCTGTACTCATCCCATTAAATAAACTTAAAATATTCATCGCTACTCCTATAGTTTAAATTCAGTCTGTAACTTTGGTTGTGTTTTTAGGTTTCCTTTATTGTCAAAGGCTTCCTGGTACTTGTAAAAGAATCTTACAGCTGCCTTCACAGACTTCTCATCAAACTCTACCTCTTTGAAAAGCTTTGTTTTTGCTGTAGGCTGTGCACCCATAAAGTTCTTTTTACAATGTACTAAAGCCAGTCTATCTATTGGTCTCTCTGGATGTCTTATATCCCATAGCATTTTATACATACTAAGCTGAATTACATAAGTATAGTCCTCTAAGCTCTTAGATGTCTTGAGGTCTATCATCCATGTCTCATCGTTCATCTCTACCACTAAGTCACATCTACCTGCAAAAGGGCATATAAGCTTACCTTGTCTATGGTTCTTAGCGTATAGTACCTCTTCTACTGATATAACTTTAGGTAAATACTCTTGATACCACTTACAGAAACTTATCACACCTTTCTGTACCTCTGGGTCATTCTCAATAAGTAAGTCCTCACCTAACAAAAGTTTCTCACAATTATCGTGTACAGCAGTTCCCACTCTAAGTGCTTCAGAGTTAGTCTCTAGGTATTTATCATAGTCACCCTTTGAGTTGTTCACAATGTACTTTAGAAGGTAGTTAGGTGTAGGGCATCCATATCTAGTAACCGTAGTAACACTGGGGACGTATATACCATCCCCAATGTCATAGAACCTACCATATCGAGTTCCCTCAACGTGCTTAATCATTTGTTTTTCTTTTGTGGTATTCACTTAGAAATACATTATACTTTTTCTCATCCTTCTTATTATCCTTCTGATTTAAAAACCATTTAAGATAATCAAGAGGAACATCTGAGATAAACTTGCCACTATGTTTACCAAAGTCTAGTATGTATTCTGTTTGTTTGGCTGTTGGAGAGACTGGCTGGGGACCTGGGGCATTAGGAACCCCTTGTGGTTTCGGAGTAGCGTTCCCCCCAGCCTTTTTAGTATCGTATAAATCCCTTGCTATACCCCATTTAACACACGCTCGTTTAAATGAGTCGCTAACTATAGACTTTTCTCCTTCAAAGTTTGCTTCAGTTCCAGTGTCCCACTTTGTTATTTTAACTCCATTAACATTGATGGATACACCACACATCAACAAACCCTTTACTTCTTTGTAATCATCACTCCAGTTTTCAGGACCTACCACATCATCAAGTACATCCATGCAGTATCGTGCATCAACGTATTGTATGAAAAACTCTTTACCATTCTTACCTCTTTGAGGTCTGTGTTTAATCCTATCTTCTGGTGTTGGTTGCGTTAGTTTAGATAAATCTATCTTACTCATAGTCGCTACTCCTAAGTTAATTGTTATAGGAATTTACGACAGCTGTAGATTTATTCCAAACTATTTTTTCTTAGCTAATATTCCTTCAAGTATTTCCATTAGTCCATCAAACAATGAATTTAATATATCCTCTTCTTTTGCTTCTGATATAAGAGGTATGTTAACCTTCTTGTTGATTTCATCTATTATTTCTTCTTTGTTTTCTTTAAGGTAATTAACTATTAGTCCAGCTATCATTTTATTTTATCCTTTCCAGATTTTTCTGAGTGTCATTAGACCCACAAGCAAACCAACGCAAACCGATGCGAAGTTTAAGTATGGACTTAACATCTCCATGTGATTAATTAGTGCTCCACTAAATGAGCAACAAGCTCCTACTACTGGTTTTTCTACTACTGCTATTACTGCTTCTTTCATTTATCCTCCTATGAATTTTTTTGTTTTAAACTGCTTATTATTCTTACGATTGAATGGTAGCTACCTTCTAATCGTGCAAGCTCTTTATGTAAGTCTGGGAACTCATCTGTTTGTAGACGCTTCTGCTGGTCTATAAGCTTGATAAGAATCCCTTCTGTACGATTTTGACTCTCTTCTAGCTCTTGCATGAGAGTCTCCTGTATCCATTTATTCTGACGTGAGACGTATATTGCAAGCCCAATGACGCCAGCCACTGGTAAACCAAAGGTCTCAATTAAATTAACAAAGTCCACTAGTAGTCCTCTGGGTTAAGTCTGTATTTTTTATCAATGTTGTATGCATCCATCATATCATTACACGCCTGGCTAGACATCTTTAAATACTCTTTGTAGCTTATATCCATGCCATTAGCCTTTCTTTTGTTATACATTGTTTTAATATTACATATATCTGGTCTAGTGTCGTATATGGTACACTGATTGTCATTAGATAAAAACTTACAGCTTCCATCCTCTTTAGTTGGTAGCCCTATTTTACCTGCCTGTTTACAGCAAACGCCACATTGACTACATTTAAAATCAGTCATTATTCTCTACAAAATGTTCTATGGTGCCTTTACCTGGACCATTGTATATTTCTTTCCAGTACTTAGCTTGTGCCACTACACCACTTGGTATAGGCTTTGGGCTTCTCCAGTATTTATATCTGCAAAAAGCTACCTGTAGGTATATACTACAAAGCACGCTATTCTCTGGGTCCGATAAATCTAAGCCACGCTTTACAAGATGCTCTAATTTTTCTGGTCTGTACTTAAGGTAGTTATTGATAGTGTCATTAATGGTATCTGGTTCTACCTGAAAGAAACCTAGTGCTGGACCTTTAACTTGTTCTAGGTGTTTATAGTTACTCTCAGACATACCAGTCCTGTAGACTAGATTCTCTGCATCTTCACTATACATATTTAAATCCTTAAGCACATATCTTATTATTTTTTTAATTGAGTTTTTCATATTTGCCTTTACTATTTTTGCCTATTTGTATATTATATTTACCATTCAAATGATTGTAATGTTTTTCAATATTAATTTTTCTTACCTCTTTACCTTTTCTTAACTTTGTTTGAGGGTAATTTAATGCATCAAGTAGACTTTGAGTATATACTCGTAACTCTCTTTTATCTAATTCTTTTTGCTCTGTATAAGATTTTTTATAAAGTGAGTTTAACTCTCTGTATGTATAATCATCTTTACCTCTACCACCTACACCTGTAAACTCAGACCATTCTCTTCTACTATATACTACATCTCCTATCCAAGGAATGTATCTCGTAAGCTTGCTTTTCTTTTTATCGTTTTCTTCTTTGAAAATAAACTCTGTAACTCCTTGTATAAAATCTATAGTTACATCTATTGGTGGAACACTTATTAAAAGATTTTTTACATTATCAAAAGTTGATTTAATATATCCTTTATATGCAGCTTCTCTTTGAACTTTAGATGTCCAATATTTATTTATTAAAATTATTTTAAGCAAATTGTCTTGTACGTTATCCCATATGGATGATGATTTTCCTTTAATCCAATCTTTAATCTCATCTCCTCCTGCTCCTGCCATAGTCATTAAGCCTACAAGATAAAATAAATTAAATAATGCCATTTTTTCATTTCCTACTTGCTTTCCTGTTAATATATCCATACTCTCATCTCTTAAAACATTAAGCTGTTTTATAGAGAATGTTCTTAGCATATATAAAATTCTACCACCTTTTGATTCTAAGTATTTTAATGGTACTTCTGTTCTTCCTATAGGCTGATATTTTAACAAGGTTGCATAGCCAATGAACAATTCGTTCTCTGTATATTCGCTAGGACTAGTGTCTTCTTTTAGCTCTTCAATGACCTGGTCGTAACTGTTTCCAAATAATGTTTTTAAATAGTCTTTATCCTTTTTAGATAACCTGTTTTTCTTTGCTTTAGTTTTATATTTTTGGATTGCACTATTAATCAATACAGATTTGCCGAGTCCATCCATTAATTTAAATCCAGAGCCTGTAAGTATTATGTTTGTACTTCCATTCATAAACTTTTCAAATCCAGACTTAGTTTCTATTTTAAATTCTTGTCCTATCATGTCTGCACCAACATCAGCTCTTTTTACTCTTTCTGTCTCTACTATCTTTCCTTTAAAATAATTGACGAGGTTTTTTATGGTTCTTATTTGATTCCATTTATTTTCATATATTCCATAAACCATGTCTTGCATTTGTGTAATAGTGTTTGTAAATCTTCCAAGTAAAATACCATATGTTCCAGTTTTTATTGCTCCTAATGTGCTGTTAGTTGGTTCAAAATTAAAGTATGCACCAAATATTCTCATTAAATCTTTTTGTTGTGCATCTGTTAAGCTAATTCCTGAGTCAATAATTTTTTGTATAAAATCACCTAATGACTCATCTGATGTTTCGCTTGCTCCAAGAAATTTTTTATTCTCAATCCTTTCTACAACTCTTTCCATGTGGTTATTTAGTTGGATAATGGGGTCCTCGTAAAATTCTGCAATTTTTGGTGTTATTGTATCAAGCTTTCTTGTCTTTATAAAAGATGGTCTAGATTTTATGTAGGAATAGCCTCTAATTAGCTTATTGATTAAGTCTGCTTTTTCTGAGTCAGATAGTTTTCTTTCTTCGTTCTTTTCTTTTTCTGCTATTTGTTTTTCTATTAAGGCTTTTACTTCGCTATCCCCATATAATTCTGTTATTAATCCATCATAGTCTGTAACCTTTCTTGGATAATACTCTTCTATAAAGCCTACTTCCTCTCCTACCTCTATTAATTGGTCTCTTAGTTCATCTAATACTTGCCTTACATTTGACAAAGCTTTTGTAAAATCTTCATTCTTATCGTATTTCTGTGCTAGGTCTCTAAGAGTTGTACCATCACTGTTTAACATAGCTAACTTAAATGCAACTTGGTCTTTCTTAGACATTCGTTTAATCATTTTATCTAAGAGTATAATATCTTCTTTAGCTTGGTTGGTTCTTATTGCTACACTATATTGATGCTTTAAAAGAAAGGAATATATTTTTGGGTCTATTCTTTTAAGTAGTGTTGATATTGGTATTATTCCAGATTCCCAATATTTAATTAACTTTCTAGGTCCTTTTGGTCTTAATCCAAACTTTTCTTTTCCAGTTATTTCATCATATATATCTAGTGGTTTTCCAGTTGGTTTAAGCTGGTAGCTTACTTTAGGGGCTTTTTGCTTTTTGGGGAGGAGATTTTTGTTAAATCTTGGTCTGAGATTTGATATGTTGTTCCTAAGAACTGCTGAGTATCGTTCTGGATATTTTTGTTCGTACTCTGTGATGATTTTAAGGTACTCTTTGTCTGCTTTTTGTCTGCTTTCAAAAGACCCAATAAAGCTCGCCTTGCCAGTTCTTTGTTTAATTTCTTTGACATCTGATGCCTCCTTAAATAAATCTACTAATTCATTACCCACATCTACAACAACTAAATTAAATTTATTTCCTGTTATAGGCAATGTTTTAAATTCTACCCCAGCCCTTGTTAACATTTTTGTATATGTTTTTAAATTGGCTGTATTGACATCTAACTCTACCTCATACATACTATCTGGACCAGCCTCATCTACTTTAAAATTTAACACAGTTAATTGCTGTCTTGATAGCCCTTTTGCTGCTGCAATATATTCTAATTGTTCAGAATCTATTTCTGATGTTATTTCTGTGTAAAGGCTTGGCTCTGCACCAGTTTCCCACTCACCTAGGCTTGACTTAGTTGTTGATTTCAATCCTTGTTCAACTTCTAAATCTGCAACAAATCTATGAAAATTTATCAAGTCTTTACTCTTGATTCCTTTTACAGCTTCATCTAAACCTATATCTTTTATTTGTGGACTTGCAACTTGTATACCTGTGGTCTTTACATTAAATAAACTATTGTCCCCTGTATCTAAAAATTCTTTAAATAAATTAGTAGTAGGAGATTCTTTGTTTGTGATTGCTAAATTGTATGTCTTTGCCATTAAAAATGGATAATCTATTCTTTTATCACCCTCTTTTAGCTCTCCGACATAGTCCTTTAATAATATTGGCTCTTTTAATTCTCTATAGCTTTTAAAGTTAATTTCGTGGTCATAAGCTGGATGTTTTATTTTTCTGTCGTCTCCAGTTCTAATGTCTTCTACTTCAGCAACTGCAACAATTTTTCCTGCTATTTGATTGAAGTCTGGGACAGAAGTTTCTCTGCCAACTTGCTTCATATTTACCTTAGCTTCTGTAGCTGTTTTATGTATATTATTTTTATTTTTTTTGAAAAGTTGATTAAATTTTCTTACACCCACATTTTCTATAGCTGCTCTTTTTAAAGCTTCTATAAACGTAGGATTGTTTTTCATAGAATTAGCTGGGTCGGTAAGGGTTGTTATTGCTATTATATTGTTACCCTTGTCAGCTTGGTTTTTTATTTTAGTAGCTGGTGCTTTTGTTACTGCCCATCCTTTATATGTTCTTGGGTACCTAATTCCAAAGTCTTCTTGTTCACCTTTTAAATTCAAATTAGCTGCATCTCCAGCTATTATAAATGTTCCTTCGTTTTCTGCTTTATCTATTGAAACAATTTGGTAGCTTGTATCTTTCTTTTTAGCTTTCCTCTTTTTTGGCTTTTCTAAGTTTGGAAGTTCTTCTAAAATTGTTTCTGGCACATTATCGTAAGTTGCATCTTCAAATGTTTCATCTTCAGTTACTCTTACTCCTGGCTTTTTAGGCTTCTTAAGGTCTCTAATAGGTTTGATTGTTTCTTTGCCTACCTTTTTCTCTACCTCTTTAAGTATTTGTTCTTGTTTCTTTTCTGGTATTACATCAAAGAAGTCTAGTGATTCATATGGCAGGGGTTCAAATTTCTCCTTTAGAGTCTCTATTATTCGTGGCTCTATAGTTTCTATTTGTTGTATTGGACCTGTATATATACCAGTTAAATCCTGGAACTGCTCATCACCAAGTATATCTCTTAGTATTTCCAGTGGCTGTCTAGGGTCATCTGGTATTACCTGCTTAGGAGCTTGTTGCTCTAGCTTTGTTTTTACCTCTCTAATTGCTACAGGAGATATTGTTTCAATTTTTTTACGAGCAAGCTTACGAGCTCTACGATTAAGAAAGTTAAATAATTTTGGCTTTGACTTAATTTTTTTAGCCTGTTTTTTTCTTTCCTTAATTTCTTTAGGCTTAGGTGGTACTATATCTGGTAGGTCTTCAAGCTCTGGCTCGGCAACCTCATCGTATTGTGCGTCATCAAATCTTTCATCTTCAGTTATTTTTGTTTTTGGTCTTCTAGGTGGACCTAAATCACTAAGGGTAGTTTCTGGCAAATCTTCATATTGTGCGTCATCAAATCTTTCATCTAATGTAGGCTCAACTCCAGGTCTTAACCTTTTACGCTTTCTATCTTGTTTAGCTTCACGCTTCTCTTCTTTAGCAGTTTCTTTAGCTTTACGCTTTTCTTGCTTTTCTGTTTCTTTAGCTTCTTGCTTCTCTTTTTTGGCAGTTTCTTTAGCTTCACGCTTCGCCTGTTTTTCTTCTTGACGTTCTTGCCTTTTTGCCCTTCTTGCTTCTAATTTTTGTGCACGCTCTGCAGAAATTCTTTCTTTTCTTTTTTGTACCTGCTTATATATATCAGCTACTCCTGCTGAGACGTTTACGCTTTTAAACGCTCTATTAAACATATTACTTATAAATTGGAAAGTTTTGTCAGCTATGCCACCTCTTTCCTCTTGCGTGCTCTTATATTCGTATGATTTGCCCTCTTTTTCAAATAATTCTTGCTCTGTAAGGGTTTGGGATACATCAGCAATTTTTTTATCTGACATACCCATATCTTCCATCATATCATTAATAAATTCGTTTACCTCTATTCTGTAACTTTCATCAGATTCGTACCTATCGTAATGCTGCTCAAAAGTATCGCTTTGTTCTTCTGTGAGACCACCTCTGTAATATGCTCCATAATATTCTTCTATTGCTGTATCTAAATCAGCACCTTTTCTTAATCCAAATTTTAGCTTTAAATTATTAAACATTGTAAAGCCTAAAACATTTACAGACTTAATATCTCCTGATAGTCCTTCTCCCTCTAAACTTACTCCTTCTTGCTCTAGTTGCTCTTTTGTTCTTTGCATTTCTTGGTCTAAATTTATATCAAGGTCAACTTCTTTTTCTAATGATGGGTCTCTTATAATTAAATCTCTCATAAACTGAAGGACATTCTTTTTTTGCTTAGTCTCCATTATAGTTTTTATTTCTACGATTTCTTCTTGCTCTAAGCTTTCAATGCCACCCTCTTCAATTTTATTAGATAGCTCTCCAAGTCTTACTTCATTATTCTCTACTTCTTGCTCTACCTCTGTAATTTTTTCGCCAAAATCTTTATTTCTATTATTAAAATCTTCTATTTTTTTATTTTGTTTAGCTTCGTATATATTGTTGTACGTCTGAGATAATTTTCTTTTTGCAAATCCTGGAACAGAAAAAGCTACTAATTCTAATGATAGCTGTTCCCATGTGGGATTTTGCCATTGCCAATTTTTGTTTTCAAATCCTTCTATTAATGGTTTTCCATTTTCATCTTTCGTTGTTGATAAAAGATTTAAAATATGTCTTCCTGCATCTGATGCTCTTTCTTCAAACATCTCCTCAATTACACCATGATAACCAAAGGTCCTAAATATTTTTTCTATATCTTTATTGCTTGCGTTTGGATTTGCATTTTTAAAAGCTCTCATTGCTGCTGTGCTCATTAAATATTCTTTGTTAGAAAGATTTAATTTATTCCAAGCTTTAGAAAACTTTTTTCCTGTATATTTGCCTACCTTAGTTTTGTTTACATACTTTGCAAATCTTGCAGGAACACCACCTATTTGCTCTGAACCAAACTCTAAAAATGTTCCCCAATATGCTTGTCTTTCAGCAGATAGTTCATCCATGCCATTATAAATTTTAAAAAGCTCCCCATCTAGCTGTTCATATCCAGGCATTAAATTTCGTATTTTATTTACTTCTACGTCTCCAGATAATGATGTCCCTACTGTAGTAATAGCAACTTTAGTTCCTGCACTTTTTGCAACTTTTAATGCTGTTCTTTCTTTTACTTCATTTCTTACTTTTCTTTTTAATCCTTCATTTAAATATTTTTGCATTGCAGTAATCGTTGCTTCCCTACCTGCTTTGCTCGCTATTGATACTGCTCCACCAGATGCTGCTATTTCAATTCCAAAAGATGGCATTTGTGCTAACATTTGAACAAGCTGTGCACTCCATGTAGCTGTGCTTTGAAAATCTTGATATTCTACCCAATTTTTTAATTGATTAAATTCTTCATCAGATAATGATGAAGGGTTTTCATCAAATCTTTTTGATAAATCGTATATATCAAGTAGTTCTTTAGCTTCTATAAATCCACCACCTGGGATATATTTTTCCCAATTATTTTTTATATCTGCTATGGCATCACTTACTCCAAAAACTTTTTTATTTCTTTCTTCTTGTGCTCGCTGTAAATCTTTAATATCTATGTCATAAAAATCTTCTTCGAGGGTTCCTTTTTGTAAAGAATTTTGCCATTTCTTTCTTAGCATACTCTCTTCAATTCCAGGTTTTTCTCGTGCAGCTTCTGTGATTTTTGGAGACTTTTGTAAAACTTTTTCTAATAATGAAGGGTCATCTCTTACTGCTTCTATCCATTGTTTCCAAGCTTGATTACCATTGTCTTCATATAAATCATAACCAAATCTTTCTGCATAATATTGTCTTTTTTTATTATCAATTTCTTGTACAGCTTTTTGTATTTCACCCTTGTCTTCTTTTTGGTCTATAACTGATTGTACATCTGTTAATGAATTTTTAGGTTCGTAGTCTTCTATTTGTCCATACAAGTATGATGTTTTAAGTTTTTTTCTTCCCTTAGCTTCTGCTGCTACTCTTAGTCTTTTATCCCCTACTGTTCTTCTTTGTTGGAATGCTCCTCTTCCTGTAGTATCATCTTCTATAGATTCGTATGTTCTTAGTAGTGGGTCTGGGGTTCGTAAGCGATTCTCTAGCTCTACTATAGCTGTTCCATACTGCTCATCAAACTGCTCTGGGTTTGCTTGATATTTAGCATACTCATCTCGTATGTAATTTTTTTGTTCTTCGTTTAAATCGTCTACTGAGTAAAAAGTAGTATATTTACTTTTAAATAAATTCTTAAATGGGTTAGCCATTATTTACCTGATATTATCCTTAGTAGTTCTTCGTCTGTGTATTTTTTCTTTTTTGGCATTTGAGATGGTATAGTCCTAGCTACTTCTTCTCTAGTTCTAGGTGGTGTTGAAAATGAGCCAGGCTGAACATCCATATTTTTTCTCATCATTTCTTCTTTATCCATACTTGTATCTATTTGTTGTTCTCTTTTTTCTTTTGCATCAGAATATTCTCGAACTCCAGGTGATGCTGATGGTGTAAATTTACCAAAATCTTGTTTAGGTAAGGCACCAAAGGCATCTAAAGCTTCTTCTCTAAAATCTTCATCGCCAGACTGAGATAGTGCCCACGCCTTTTTCATTGCTTTTATTTTATTTTTTTGCAAGTTTTTTAATCTTGGGTTATTTGAAATAATATCTGCAACATCCATATTTTGGTTCTCAGGTATACCTGCTGCATCTTTTTTATTAACAATAGCGTCAATTTCTTTTTGTAGCTTTGCATCTATTTTAAAGTATTCATCCATAGAAGAATCATATTTTTCTCGTTGAATTTCAGAAGAACTTTTATATTTTTCAACTTCTTTATTTCTTTTTACTTTATTTTCTATAGTTTTAGTTTCTTCTTTTTTTAAAGCTTTTTCGAACGCTTCTTCTTCTAATGATTTACCATAATTTTTTGCTTCGTTCTCTGATGCAAATCTAAGAAATTTTCCGTTTTTATCTGTAATAAAATAGTCGCCAGTATCATTATATTTATAACCCTTATTAGGATTTAAACCCATTGTATTTATATGTTTTTTTATTTTTTTTGTAGACATTTAAATGTTCCTTTTTTAAACGACTTAATATTCTGTTACGCCACCACCACCTGAAGCTCCAGGAGATGTAAATTCTGAAAACGCACCACTACTTGCTGAGCCTGCCAAGCTTTCCATTCCAGCAACACGACTATCAAAATATAAATCCCAATCACTTGGCTGTGCTGCTCTTCCTGCTTTGTATTCTGCCTCTACTTGTCCACGTTTTATTGCAATATCTCTAAGCAGTTGACCTCTTTTCATTTGTGCCTCTGATAGTCTTCTTGCTGCATCAGCTTTAGTACGCTCATTATCCATCGCTATTTGACGTGCTTGCTGTGCTATAGACGCTCTTACATCTGAACCCACTTTACGAGATACTTCTTGTGCAACTATTGAGCCCTCTAATCCTTGCTGAGTAATTCTTTGCATTGCCTGTGCCTCTTGTGCTTCTCCTTGCTGATATAAAGGCTGTGCCATCTGCTGATTTAACTTTGCAACATCCATTGTACCTTGCTCTGCACCTTTACGCATTCTAGCCATTGCTTGCTGCTCTTCTGCAGACATTTGTGAGGCTTGGTCTAATGCTTTAAGTTGCTCTTTCCTTCTTGCTTTTAATTCTTTAACAGCTTTTTTTCTAGCCATTGAACCTTTAATTGCTGAGGTTGCAGCAGCAGCTCCAGCTGTTACCAAAGCTGTTACTGGGTCTATTTCTGCGTAATTAGCATAGGGTCCACTTTGTGCCCATTTATTTATTTTGTTTGCTAAATGCATTAGATTTCCTCCTTAATGTTGTGTATAAGGTCTCTATCCATTGCTTCATTAATTAAGTTGTCCATATTCATCGTCCATTTTGTCCAATAAGTGTTATATATATCTGGTGCTGATTTAGCACTTGCTATTGCTACTGCGTAGTCGCATAAGCTAGTATGAAATCTATCTGGTATAAGAGGTGCAATATTTCTATAGTTTACTACTCTTACTAATGACCCTATAGAATTTTGAGTGTCAGAATCAGCTGACGATGTCCCTATCTCTGACCCAAAATCGTTATTTAGCTGATATCTTGACAAATGAGCTATTTCACCATAATTTATAGAGTTTAATAAATTTTTTGACTTATTTCCATACCAAATATCAGGGATGCCAGGAACGCTTGTTCCTACAGTAGTCCCTGCTGATAACGTATAATTAGCTATTTCCCACCAAATTTGATATGTGTTCAATTTATCTCCTAGAGGAGTATCTAAAAATATTCTATCGTTTGAATCGCCTGCAATCGCATCATAATGATATACGTTTAATACCTTATCTGTTGTATATTCAGTCAGTGAGCTTTTATAGTGTAATGTAAATTTTTCTCCTGCAGAAGGCTCTCTGTTAAATACTATAAAGTCTCCAGATATTGAGTATGATGTTGGGCTCCCTCCTGTCATAGTTCCATCTGTTTGTCTATGCATTTCAAATTCAGAAACTTTTTTTAATCTTGAGCCACGATGTATTACAGAAATATCTCTTAAGTAATCTGCTGGCAATTTAGTATAACTAGAATCAGAGCCTGTATCTGCTGAATAAACACCTAAACCTTTTATGGTATTTGGAACTTCTATTGTATATATAGCATCATACAGTTCAAGTTTATTTGATAACTCTGATTCTGCTTCTTTTAAAAGTTCCTTTAACAAACCACCTGGTGCGTCTGTAAAAAGTAAACATCTATCTACTAATTTATCCCATGTCATATTAACTTCCTTGTTCTAATTTTTTTATTCTTGCCTCTAAGTCAGATATAATCTGCTGTAATCGTGTTATTAATTTATTCACTTCTGGGTCTGTTGACTTATATCCTATACTACTCATACTCTACCTCAAGTCTAGATATTTCTTTTACTTCATTTTCTGCCGAGCTATCGTCTGATATTTTTACTTGTACACTTTTCCCTCTTTGGCTGGTACGAGTTGACTGAACTCCATTTAAAAAATTATTTTCTGTAAAGGTTGAACCTGATACGACCTGTAAGTCTAATGCTGTTCCTGAGCCAGAGCCTTTATTTGTGTTGGTATTTATTCTTCTTATATAGGCATTTTGGTCATAAGAGGTTAACTCCTGTTCACCAGTCTGTGCTATCATCTCTATTGCAACACTCCCTTTGTCTCTGTACTCTGACGTGTCTACTGCTTTTCTTATGTTGCTTTGCGTTGCACTTTCTATTAATAACGTATTATTGTTGTTATCAAAAGAAAATTCATCATATTCTACACCTGCGTGTTTTTCTGTATACCACACCTGTCTGAATATATCATATATGTAAAACTCTGTATTTGTTGATACGCTTTTTGTTATATATAGCTTATTATATTTTGCATCATAATGTGTCTTCATTATACTTGAGCTACTTGCTACTGTAGACTGGTAATCATCTCTTATCGGATATGTTATTGGTGTTGCTTGAAATCCTGAGTCTAAAAATATAACATCTTCATTTGATAAGAAAAATATTCCATTTGGTGCTTTAGTTATACCTTTATCATTTATACATCCTATGTTTGGATGAGCCTCTACTAAGCTCCAGTTAGTTGGGTCTGCACTAGGTACATTTATTCTAAATATACCCTTTGTCATAAACACAACTATATCACTCATTAGGGTTTCTATTCCTACTATCTCTCCACCTTGAAGGTCTTGTAATTGTATAAAATTAGACGTTGGAATTATATCAGGTGAATTAGGCTCAGAGTACATTACAAAATTAGGGTATTCTTCTGTTTCCTCTTCACCTGTAATTTTTACATTTGCTACAAACTGCCTACCATTTAACATTGTGGCGTATTTAAATTTAACATCTGATGATGTAGATGTTTCATAAGGATGCCTAGCTCCATCTGGTAATCCTGGGTCAAAAAAATCAAGTTTCATATTTTGAACTGTGTTATCTGAGCCATCAAAGTAAAATTGATAATTTGAGCTTCCAAACATAAAATTATCTTTATGGTCATCTGCACTTATTACCCCTGGAACATTATCTACACATTTAATAAATGGACCATAGTTGTCTGATATATAACTTCTGTCATCATCTACATCGACTGGATAGGATACTGTTGAATCTTCTTGTATTCTATTGCCTTTAAGAATACCTGGAGGGAATTGCTCATTATTTATAGATGAGCTTACCATAACATTATTGCCCATAAATCCCCTTAACCTTTGGTTTAAATCGTACCCACTTACAGTTTCTGTTAGCCTAAGTCCCCAAACTTGCACGCTCATTTTTGCTCCTGAGTCTGATGCACTAGAAGTTAATCCATCTGGTGTATTTATAAATACAACCCCAAATAAATCAGAGCCAGATGGTATGTCTATTTGATATTGAAAATACGTCCAAGGCATATTGGCATTTTCTGTGCCTCTTCCCACTGCTATACTTTGTAGCCCTGAGCCACCAGAATCAGCATTTTCTTCTTGGTCTTTATTAGTTGTTACATAAAAATTCCACCTTGAATCTCGATGATTTAATCCTACAGCTCTAATCCATCCACTTATTATATAGGTTCCATTTGTTAATGATGAGCTTTCATCGCTAATATCAAAACACGCACCTGCGTCATTTAAAATATCGCCAGGGTTTGATATAAAAAAGTCCATATGTCCAGAGGCTGAATTTCCAAAAGGACCATTTAAATTATATCCTGCACAATTACCATGTATATCTCCATCTGTACCTGAACCAGGCTCCTCATTAAAAGATAAATCATTAATTAAATCCCCATCAGTATTTACTACACCATTTACTGTTAATGCTTTTTCTGCTCCTCCTATATACCAGCCACCATTTGGGCTTCCCCCTGAATATGAATCATCTCCACCTACGATATTTTCTGTCTCTTCTGAAATAAAATTAAATTTGCAAGTCCTATTATCTCCATATTCTACTCTAGAATATGTCCCTGTACCTATGGTATCTGATATAGATGAGGTTTCAAATGATTTGTAACCAGTTGATTGAAAATTATTATTACCTGTGCCATTTACTATACTTTTAGTAAAGCTATCATGTACAACTATTTTACCATTTAAAGTACTTGAGGATAATGTGTTTGAGCCTGAAAACCACACCCTATCAGTTTCATTATATATATCTGCTATATTGTGTTGATTTGGGTCGTTATCACCCATGTAAATTGTTTTTATTTTATAGTAAGTTCCTCCATTGGTGCTTCTATAAACATTAATTCCACTTGTGCGAGGGTTTAATTTTGTCATATCTATTGTTATTGTTGCCAAGGCACATGATTTTGATGCGTCTACTACACTTCTATTATTTTCTTTATCATGTATTGTAGAAATTGTCCCTGTAGAAGCTTGAGCTACAGGCTCTGATAATAATCCTTGTTGATTCCCATCGTATATAGGAATAAATTTATAATCGTATGTATTGTCTTTTAAATTCAAAGAGCCATTCATAAATCTTATGCTATCTGCTGTTCCTCCAACATCATCTGCTTTAAATGTACTAAGAGTATAAGTATTTGCTTCTACTACAGGTACTGCAGTATCCATGAACCATGTAGGGTACATTGTGTGTGCATTAGAATTATAAACATTTTTTAACAAACCATTAAAATGCTGCCTGTTAATATACTTAAATAATAATGGAGAGTTGTCTAGCCCACACGCAAATCTAACACCATCTGTATATGCTTTCATTCTTATATGCATATCTGAAGCATTTGCTATTGTTGTAATAGTTTCTAAGTCTCCATAGTCATTTGCATTAAGCATACCAATTTCCATATTTGCTCCATCTGCGTATGTTACTATTAATGCTCTACCATCAAATGAATTTGCGTCAGTTATCTGAAGGTTATTAGGTGTATTGCCATCGTCATTTCTGTCAAACACAAAAGTTATTACGCAATCAGTTGAATTATTTAACGTATCATCTTCAAGTGTTGTTGTAAATGTTATTTGAGTAGCTGAATCAACTGATGCTATTGTTAAGGCTTTGTTAATATTGGTAGGAGTATTTTCTTCAGATGTTGATATAGTTATAACATCACCTGCTTTAAATATATTTCTAAGGTCTGCTGTTTGCCCTGGAATAGTTAATCCTGTTGTACTTGCCAAATTCATCCTTCCATTTGATGCAGTAAATGTTATATTGTTGCTACTAGTATTATCTATTCTAGCACCTGTTAGCTTTCTATGTACAAATATGCCTGCGTTATTAATAATACAAGAAGGATTTGATGCAGCGTTCCCTGATATATTACTAGACTGAGCACCTGTTCCAAATCTTTTTATTATCTTGCCATTAACGTGGCGTATGTTTTGTAGCTGCACAAAGCCATTAAAACCGACTCTTTTTGGGTCATCTTGAGTATTTAGTCCTGCATCTAAATTTGCTTCAATTCTTGGCATTATACTCCTTGAGCGTTAATTACTTGCATCATTGCTGCTGCATTATTAGCTGCTGCACTTGCTCTATTTTGTCTATTATCTTGTCTCCATAGCAGTGCTTCTGCTAGCTCTACTATTAACTGTTGTACTGAGTCACTTAAATATGTTATCTCGGTATTTGTAGCTACTATGTTTGTAGGAGATGTTATATATATTAAAGTACAGTCTAATGTAGCTGCTGAAGATGAAACGTAAAGTCTGTTGTTAAATAATGCTCCTTTAGTTCCATAGTTATACGAGGTGTTGTCTCCAATAGCTGCTATTGTTGTTAGTTCTACAAATCTGTCGTTAGTATCGTCATATACGCTTACTACTCTAGTCATTGATGTTTCTAATTTTTCTACTGTCCCACCTAGGTCGTCACCTACTGAAGTTTCTGCAGGGTCTGCTGATACTCCATTAACTTCAAATGTGTTTGAGTCTAATTCGTTTACTGTTCCTGTCATTCCATTAATTTCTGTCATTTGTGTAAAATCATAAAGTTTAACTACATCCCCATCAACTAATCCATGCGAAGTTTTAGTAAATACTGTTGGGTCTGCTGCTGTCGCTGTTACATCTGTTATTATTGCAGAGCTTGTAGGTAAACTAAAAAAAATTAAATTTCCTAAACTTGTATCCGATGTTGCACCTCCCATACTTCTTGATGTCTGTAAATGAACAAGTGCATCATTTGATAGCATTGATACTGCTTGACGCTGTGCATCATTTAGTGCTACTAATTTTTGTGCTGAAGTAAAATTAACATTACCAGTATCCTCTAGTCTGTAACCTAAGCTTGTTATCATTTCATTGCCTGTCATACTAACTTCCTTTTTTCCATTTCATAGATGGGCTCTTTGTTTTACTTGGGCTCCACTTTACTTTGTCTGCCCAGTATGCTGCACTAAATATTCCCTTTAATATATTTCTTTTATGTCTACTCTTAAATGCTTTTCTTTGTCCTGCTGTTTGATTTGTTTTAACTCCTTGCTGTCCAAATCTAATTGTTTTAGTCTTGTCACCTTTTTTAGCTACTACTATATGTGATTTTTTAGGATGACCTGGGGTTCTCTTCGGTTTATTATATCCTGATACCCCTGCTTTTTTTAATTTACTATCTTTCATTTATCTCCAAATATGGGGGCAAGTTGCCCTGCCCCCAGTTTGTTACTCGTAAGAGTTGTCTATAGTATTCCTCTTAGCCATCCAGCACCGACTGCACCTGAGTCGGCTGCTGAAGCTACAGCAAATACTTTATGTTCCTCACCTGCTGACATTGTATGTGCAGCACCATCTGCAGTTCCAGGTATCAAGAAATCTCCATCTGATACATTCTCATCTGTAATGATAGTATCGCAATGTCCAGATACTTGAACAAAGCCATACTGAGGACTTGTTGTATTTGTAGCAACTGCTGCCAATGCAACACCTGCTGCCAAGTTACTGTCTGCATCTTCAGAAACATCATTAGTTACAATGTTGTTTCCTGCTGCATCATAGCACATAACATGACCTTTAAGTACAGCTACTGCATCTGCAAACTGAACATATCTATAGCCCTTGCCATCTTCAGACCATACAACTTTACCTAAATCCCATTTAGCTTCAGTTGTAACATCTGTTAATGAACCAGGAGGTATACCACCAGTATTTATAAAACTCATACTAAACCCCCTTTCTAATAGCCACTAGGTCCACCAACAATCATTCCCTGCATTCTTGGGTTAGTACATACTAACTGACCCATCCAGAAGATTTTGGCTGTCCTAGCGTCTTGGTTAATTGGTTTCTGGAAGTCTTGGAAAGAGAAGTTTCTCTTACTGTGTGTCTTAAAGTCAAGATACTTAGTGTTTAAGAATAACATTACGCCATCTGGGCAATGTGAATCTGCAACAACATCTGCACCTTTAAACTTAAGAGTAGAGAAACCTGCATCTGCTAAACCAGCGTCTGTTCCAACAAATCTCTTATTAGCCTGTAGCCCAGATTCATACGCATCGTACAAGTTCTGAGGACAAATAATAAGGTCTGGTTGGTCACTACCAATGGTTAATGCACCATACATTCTAGTCATTGTTTTAGTTATATCTGAAACACCATCTGTAGTTGCTGTTAACTCAGCCCATGTAGCTGCGTCATTGTCTCCACCATTTAATACTGCAAATGATGTAAACTTAGAATCCCACCAATCATATGTTGATGAGTTAACACCACCTAGGCTTCTATTGAAACCAATAATAGTATTATCAATACCACCTACTGCGTGAAATACATTAGCATCAGTTGCAATAGAATCAACTACTGCAGATTCTGTTCTTACATCTGTGTCAGCTACTACACCTTGACCACAAAGTGCTGTGATTTCGTTACTTCCTGGAGATGCAGTTCCAGAACCAAATAGTTTAGTTCCGAAAAGGTCTTTTAAAGAACGCTCTGCATTTCCCATTTTTGATTTTAGTAGTGATAACACCATGCTATCACCTGAGTTTTTCAATTCTTCTTCACCAGAAATTGATATATTAGCATACGCCTGTTTCCAATCCCACACTGCTGATGTCACAGGGTCGGATGGAGTTGTATCTAAAACATCATATCCAGAGTAGAAGCCTTGAGCTGTGTTCTTAGCATATTCTAGTGGAGTAATAATCTTTCTACCACCGTCTAGCATTTCAGCGTTCTTAAGAAGCTTAACTGCTAAAGGGTTTGAGTTAAAAATATTATCAACTAAAACAGGCAAGAACTTGTCTCTTGTTAACGAGGATAAAGCATCCCAGTTAATCGTCATTGAACTTACTGACATTTCTTACTCCTTTATTTGTTAAAGTATTTTGCGACATCAGGGTCATTTATGTTTATGTCCTTCATATTCTTGTAGGTCTTTGGAGTTGATACTTCCGTAGCACCTACTTTTGAATTATGAACAACTTTCCCCATGTTTCGCTGTTTGTTTCCATCTAACTGTCTATGATGGTCTAGTTCATCTTGCATTTTATCGTAACTCCAAAGCTTAAATGCTTGGTTCAAATCAGTTAAATTAGATTCTTGAGCAAACTCTAAGAACTTAATCTCGTCATCTTCACCTTCAAATGAGTCTTTGTTGTCATCAACTATTGCATTGAGCTCTAATTCTAAATCATCAACGTGTCTCTCAAACTCCATTTGATTTAGTCTCCCCTCGACTTCTTCCATTTTCATGTCAACTTCACCCTTTTCAGGTTCTGCCATGATTTCTTCTTCAAAGCCTAGGGGTCGTAGCTCTTTGTCTAATCCCAGTTCCTTCAAGCCTTTTTCGTCCTCGTAAAAGAAATCTTTTACATAGTCACGAAACTCAGAGTCTTCTGCGATTTTATTGTTGAACTTTGACCATTTTGCGATTTCTTGAGCCTTCTGGGTGTTTGATGCTTGCCAATTTTCTTTATTTGAAGAGTCTTCTCTCCACTTAAGAATATCAGCTCCATCAAAAGTTTCACCATCAATCTCGACTTCATAGTCCTCTAGATTGAACTCATCGCTCTCATATACTTCAGTTGCTCCTTCTGTTTCAGTTTCAGCTTGCGTTTCTGCTTGCGTTTCAACTTCTTCTTCTGGAGTATCGGTATCATGAGGTTGGCTTCCGAAGCCTTCTTTACCGTCAACCCCTGCTTCACGAGGATTTTGGTCCTCAGTCATTCCTGGGTTTTCGTATATAGATTGCTTATCGGAATCCGTTAACTCCACATCATTGTATGGACTTGGCATTGTAGACGCTCCTTTCAGCTTTCGCTTGTTTGGTGTTGGTCTTCAAAATTTTATTTTACTTTCCCAGCTCTTGTGTCTGGAGTAGCTGAATATACAGTTCCACCTTTTGCTGAGGTAGCAGCTGTGGCTCTATATGTTGTCCCACCATGTTTAAAAAATGATTTACCTGCAGCTATTGCTTCTTGTGCTCTTACTCTTTGATGAGGATTTAAATACCCAGATTTAAAACCTTTGTCGCCACCGTACATATCTATTAATACATCTTGCTTAAAACCATTACTATGTACTGGGCTTTGGAATTTACCTTTAGCAAATCCTTTAAGTGCAGCTCTTCTTTTGGCAGAGCGTGCTCCGTCTTTCTTTTTTCTTTTAGCCATTTTACTCTCCTTCTCCCTCTTCTGGGACTGCACCCATTTGAGCTCGTTGTTGTAGCAGTGTCTCCATTATTTCATTCTCGTCTGTTGAATTGTTTAATATATCCATCTGCTGTTGTTGTCTTTGTTGCATTATTTTCTTTTGTTCAATTATTTCTTCTAAAATATCTTTAGAAATATCCTTTTCATGCCATCTCCAGAATTGCTCTGGGGTTAATAGTCCCATTTGAACATACTCTAGTGCCTGGTCAATACGACTTGCACGAGATTCTGGCATACTTGAGCCTGGTACATATTTAAAGTCCATGTCATCAGTAAGCTCATATGGCTGTATCTGCTTAAATTCGTAGCCCATTTGGGTGTTTCTACGAATAATTATTGCTGATTCATAGTTATTAGCCAATATGCTTAAAGTATGCCTATATATGTCTATTATGGAGTCAAATCCTATCTCTCTTTCCTTTGCTCTAATTATTTGCTGTGATGCTTCTTGTAGTGCTGATATTGCTTTTGCTGCTGTTACTCCACTGGGGTTACGACCTTGTGTTACATCGTGAATACCACTAATTGAGTCTGTAAGCTGCATCATATACTGTGCTAAAGGCAGGTTTGATGAGGACATATTGCCTGCTGGGAGCCTTTGTATGCTCTCATGAGGTCCATTTGTCCAAAATACCTGTCCTGGTTTGTCGCTTGGTCGGTTTCCAGGCGTTTTTGATAGTGATTTACTCATTACCCATGCTGGATTTCCATGGTAAATGATGTTATCGAGGCTTTGGGAAAGCAGTATAGCTGTCCCTACTGCAAGAGGTTCAACAATCTCTGGTTCCCCTTTGCCCCAAAATTGGTGTTCGTCTGCATAGTTCTTAAATTGTACTACTGGTATAAAGTCTGTAGGTGATTCAACGTGCTGAAGCAGTACATTTCCTGCGTATGTGGTTAAATATAGCTTGTCATTCATATAGTGCCAGCATTCTTTTAGTAAAACCTGTCCACCAAACACCTCTGTATCGTCCATATCGTCTGTTGGACCTACCTCTTGGAAGTCTGACCTTACATCTGAGGTGCTTACCCCTGTTTCAGAGGATGTTCCTGATGTACCACCTGATGCTGTAGTAGTTTGACCTACGCCATCGTCTGATTTCATTCGTACAAATGACTTATATTCGTCTAATTTACCCTCTGATACTACTTTATCTCCGTTTTCGTAGTTCTCTCTAACGTCTTTTATGTATGTTGGAGTCGCAAATATTATGCACTTTGCCTCTTCTATACTAGTCGCTAGAGGGTCTACAAATACTGTATATACGTCTGGTGTAGAGTATTCTATGCCATTTTCGTTGTAGGATAGCTTTAAAAATCCATTACCATACACTAAGCCATCTCTTTTCATGCCACTTATAGCTCTTATCGCCTTATTTGTACGCATTTCAGACTCTACAGCCTCTTGTGCCAGTCTAGCTGCCTCTACCTGCTCTTCTTTTTTAGGCATTATGTCTACTTTATTAGGTCTATCTGTTAAAATAGAGTACACAGTCTCAACAATAGAGTGAACACTGTTAGCTACAATCCTAGTTTTATACTTAGGTAACTTAAAAGGTTTAAAGAAATCACCATTATAAAGCTCCTCATTACGTCTCCATCTTGGGACTTTATGAGCTCGTGCACTTTTAGCAGCATTAAACATACGCTCCATATACTTTAGAAGCTTTTTATCCTTATCGCTAGGGACGTGACCCTTTGCCTGGGTTAGCTCCATATCGTTTGGCACTGCTTTATCATAGTCTTTAGTTGCCATTTATCCTCCCTGACCTGGATTATTTTGTTCACCACCACCACCATTACTAGAAACAAAAGAATCTCCATAGCTTCCATTATTTTTTTTTCTTTTTTTCTTCTTTTTGTCTTTAAGGTACTCCATCATACCTTTTTTTGTGTATTTATAGTGTTTTCCGTCTAGTTTTGGCATAATAACTCCTTATTTACCTACTTTATCCATTGCCATGCCATGAGCAGAGTTAAATGACCTGCCTCTTAGCATTGCTTTTATCATCTCTCTAATGTGCTTCTTAGAGTGATGCTTTTTGTGTTTACTTAGTTTGCTTTCTTGTACTTTGCTTAATTTCATTTCTTTTTTCATAGTTTACCTTAAAATATTATTATCACTCCTGGTGCTCCATCTGAGGTTTTTGATTCTTTTTCTACTATACCTAGAGATGATAGTGCATACCCTGTATTATCGTTAGTAGTAACAACTCCAGTGTTATGTATTTTTCTTACAAATTCTCCTCTATCTCCACTATCTTTAGTGTCAACAACATTTGTACGTCCTTGAACTATTATCTCTACATTTTCACCATCAGCGACAGTTTCTTGAGCAACGCCCCATTTTCTAAAATCGCACCATATTCCATTATTAAAATCTGTAGCTGTATTAGGTATGTCATCAGATATACATTTGTAGTTGCCATATTGGTCCAAATACAAAGAAACTGGGCAGTATTGGGTTATAGCTCCATTTGCCTTTGCTGTTACCTTAATCGTCCGTTTCCAGTCTGTAATGGTTCCGATTGGAGTGCCTTGGAATATTGTAATTGGAACATCGCCTGTACCAGTTTCTAAAGTTGTCCCTAGTGCATTTGGTGCATACTGTGAATAGTTAGAAGACTCAATTAGACCACCATCTTCCCTTATTTGTCTTATGACAGCTCCTTCTACTAAATTAAAGCTTGTATTAATATGAGTTTTCCCTGCTACTGTTACTGGGATTATATCTCCACTCACGCCACCTAGCTCGGCTACGCCCCATTTTCCTGGGTCAACACCTGTGTGGTCTGTATCTGAATCAGGGGCTTGTTCTGGAATATCATCGTGTCTACAAAGTAAGTCTCCTTCTGAATCAAGGAATAGCGACACTGGTCTAAACTTAGTTATTGTCTCATCACACTTAGCCATAACCTGAAGGGAGTTTTTATGTACAAAATGCTCTGAAAACTCTACGCCTTGCCATAATATTATAGGGTGAGAAGTAGCCGAAGTAGTTGTTTCTACCATAACTCCCACTGAGTTAGGTAATACTGTATCATTGGACTTTGCATAATTTGATATTGCCCCACTATTAGTAATTGTGCCAATAAGATGGTTTTGAGTTTTGCTTTGAGAAGGACTTCTAACTGTACATTCTCCTTGGACTGTTACATCTACCTCATCTCCTGCTACTCCTGAGGTTTTCATTGCTCCAGTAGATTGGTCGTATACGCTTGATACAATGCCAAATTTGTACGCTGGTGCGTTGTAGTAGTCGTATCCATAAACCTCTTTAACTGATACATCATCTAATAAAAATACTCCGTCTGCAACTTGAACTGCAAACTGTATTGACACTCTATCTGATTCAGTAGGGGATATAACTACGTCAAAAGACACCTCGCTTCCCCCTACTACAAGCTCTCCTGCCGAGCCTTCATATGCACCTTCTTGACCTGTGCCATTTGACCTACTTGTGTATATAGTTACTCTCCCATTACTGCTTCCAGAAAGCAATTTCATTTTTCCAGTAACCTTATAATTCTTTGTACTATCTAAGCCCATATTTTGATATGGACCACCACTTGCAGCTGAATTTGTAGATTTAATACTACCAGAGCCTGTAATTGGTGCTGATGTCTCATGTGCTAATGTCGTGCTTTTTGCGACCCAATTATCTGCATTTGATTCAAATGTGCCATTGGTTCCGAGCTCACTCCCTACTGCCTCTAAATTTACACTTAGAGATGGGATAGTGTCATTTACTGCCATTAGCTTGTAGCTGTGGTCTACTACCTCATGAAGCTGTATATCGTCTATAAATATTTCTGCGTCATTAGCTGTTCCAGACTCATTTATTCTAAATTCTAAAGTAGAATTAGTTGCTGTAAATATAAAAGATTCTCTAAAAACACCAGTTGTTGTATTACTTGTAAATGATATTAAATCTGCATAAGCATCTACATCGCCTGGGATACCTAGTCTAAATTTGCATTTAGAATCAGTTGTGTGGTTGGGAATTGTTCTGTTAAAGCTAAATTTATATGTTTTTCCTACGCTAACATTAAAATCTCCTTGAGCTACATCATTTGCATCCCCTACTAGCAATCTAAGAGATGTTCTTCCAGATACTGGATTGGTTGCTAACTCTACTACATCCATCTGGACAGAACCAGTGCCTGTTGTGAATGGTGTTACAGTTCCATCTTGAAACTTGCCATTAGTAGCTAGATTTTTAGAGGAGTATTTAACCTCATCTTCTTTAATGTATAAGGATACTGGCTCTCCTAGGTCTACTGCTCCTGAAAGCTCTGCTTTTACATTTCTCTGTGCTTTATAATTGTTTATCAATGGATATACCACTCCTTAATATTTGAGTTTAAACATAATGCTAAATGCTCTGCTGTAGCATATGGCATATTTAATAGCTCTACATTTGTAAAGTACCATGTATCTGTTGTGTTGTTTGTTTGAGAAATAGTCATGTAGTCTTCATAGCTACCACTGCTTGTATCAGTATAAGAATGCACAAAAGCGTAAAAAGTTTTTTGTGTTGTTGTTACAACGTGAGAGCCATCTGCGTCACGAGGAATAAAGCTTCTAGTGCTTGATGCTGTGCTTTCATTTACAGTAAAGGCAATATTTGGAGGTGTGCCTCCTGATGACCATACATCTGCCTTCATTAAAAAAGTTCTACGATAGGGTAGATAGTTACCTACATTAAAAGTGGTGTTATCTATGTGCATCTCTCTAAAATTAGCTCTAGCTAGTATAGCTCCTTCTTTACCTGTCCCACCTGTGTTTTTATAATTTCCATTTCCTGAACCTGTAATCTCTACCCTACCAGATGATGTATTTACATTAAATCCACCTATAGTTGTATTAGGAGAGTAATCTGTCCAGTTAGGAGAGCCTGTTATTGTTTTATCGTCACTGCTTGTTATAAATGAATATTTCTGGCTTGTAACTCTTTCTTTTTTTCCATTCTTGTCAATCTGACTTAATAAATCACCGACCTCCCAGGTAGCATCTGAGCTTGTATTTACATCTGAAACTCTACCACTCACAAGAACTTTAATTGTGTCGCCAGGGCTTCCTGATTCTAACGCAAGTCCCCACATATTGTCGGCTATTGTATATTGACCATACAGGTCTTGCCTAGAACTCGAAATCTCTGAGCGTTTAGCCATTAATTTACCAAATTTATTAACACATAGTGCGACTGCGTGTTGTCTAGCTGTTACATTTGTGTAGGAAGTGCCTCCAAAAAGCTCTGCTGTAACTATGTGTTGCTCCTTAAAATCTTTTATACTCGCTCTGTTTACTCCTGGGAAAATACATATCTTTCCAGTAGTGTTAACTGTGGTACCATAGGTGTTTGGCATCCAATCATATTCGGTAGACGCAACATTCTCGTCTACTGTGTTTCCGTATTTTTCATATACAAAAATATTATCTACTTTTATTTCTCTTGCTGTTGTTTCTGCGACACTATAAATTTTAAGAGGTCCAGAGGCATCTGTACACGTTATTTCTGCTCTGTAATATCTATTGTTAGTAGTAGCTGTTATGTCACTAGATGTAGCTCCACCTAGCTCGTATCTCATTGTTATACTACCACTACCTAAGTGGTCAATTAAGGCAGAGACTATATATTTTCTCCCTACTACTAAAGTTTCCATTTCTGAAACTGGTAGCAGTGCACCTTCATCTTCATTGTCTGTAGTTGTTGTTATTTTCATCGCATTAGAAAAAGTGTCATCTACATTTACATTTGCGTCTGCTATATTGTATCCTACCCAGTTACCTGTGTCATTTGACAAAATTCTGTCATCTGAATGTTTTATAATATCTTTTCCCAAACAAAAGAAGTCACCATTTCCTTCAAAATGTGAAAGAAGGGCATTTTCAGTTACGTTAGTTTGATTAGTTTGCACATGACCAGCTACAACAATATCAACTACGTCACCAGCATTTCCACCAGTCTCACATATTCCCCAATGACCAGATTGAGTGTAATAGTTATCTGCATTTGTATTACCAATAAAATCAAAACTAGAGTTGTTTTGAGGTCCAATTTCTAATCCACCTCTAGCTTTTAAGTCACCATTTTCGTCTAGATATAGCCTAACTGGAACTCCAGCTGATATAGGGGCGTTATCCCCTCCATCGTATGTCCCTACTAGCTTTGCTTGAACTCTGTGTGATTCTCCATGAGAGTAATCTGATATCTGTGGGGTTTGTACGCCCTGCCATATTATAAACTCTCCATCATCACCAATTTCAACCACTACCCCAAGAGTGTTTACCAAACTATCTCTTTCGCTTGTACCTTGATTTAGTGATTGACAATTTGGGCGACAAAAGTGTTGAGTATGATTGCTTGGAGAATTTTCTTTCACTTCTTGAGTTGGCTTAAATGCAGTTATTCCCTTACCTTTATCAGATTCTTGTAATGAATTTGGGAACTTTACTCTACCTTGTAGAACAACCTCAACTATATCACCAGCGTTTGCCTTTTTTTCTACGATTCCCCATCTACCTTGTTTTACCCTATATGCACCAAGATAACTAGTTGCATTTGCTGGCATGAAAGAAGGGGTTGCTGTTAGTTTCATATTGTTGTGAGAGGTTGCATCGTACTCTACATTTATATAGACTGGACACGCACCATAAATATCATATTGTAGCTCTGCGTGAACTGCTTGTCTTGCACTAAAATTTGTTATATGTGGACTACCAGTGTACATTAATTCATTCCCCTAAAATCTATTGTGTCATCTTTTTCTTCAAACTCTAATAATTTCTCAATCTGTTGCTGTAATACTGGCTTTTTAGGTGCTGGCTTAATTGGTGCATCTATATGCGTTAAGCTGTACCTCACAGCATCACAGATATGGTCTTCAAGTGTAGTGTCTATATCCTCTGGGTTCTTGTCATCTCTTATCATCTCTGGTAGCGTCCTTGTTAAGTTTGGACACGCCCCATCTATAATAAAGAAATTCGGCAATACTCCCTTCTTATAGTGCATTAGCTGTGCCATGTTTCTCCACCCTATTACCCTCGAGTTATTCGCTGGTACTAGGTTTGGTACAAACTGCCCTAATGCTGTTGCTATAGACTTGTCTGTGTACATGGGTGTATGCGATGCATTCCAGCTCATTGGATTTCGTGCCCACATCGAAGGGTCACCTAGACTCATA